CCGCTCGCGGTCCTCGGCCGACCACCCGAGAGCCCGCCGCACCGTGGCGGCCCACCACTCGTAATCGGCAACTTCCTCGGGTGCACGATGCTGCGGCACCGGCTTATCCCACTCATGGGAGCGCCCCTCAGGCGCGACTCCCACGGGCACCGGCCTTCCGGACGGGCACTCCGCACGGATGTGGCCAGTATCACCGCATCGGAAACACCGTGGCGGGTCCATAACCCTCCGTTATCGCTGATATAAGTTTCTTAACCTAGGGTTATCTCCACATAACCGAGAGATAACCCACCCACCATGGGTACGGGCAAAGACGCCTCCCCACCGGCTCCACGAGGGGGCTCCAGGGCATGCCAGTTCGCCACATGGCGCTTGACAGCTAAGCCAGGTGAAGGGATGGCCGTGCCCGGTTATACGCGCTTGTACGCCAAAAGGCTGCATATGAGCCGGGTCTGGCTGGTAAGATTCCTTTCGCGAAACGGTAGCCGCGACTCTAGCCGGCGTGGACGGCCCCTGGTGAGTGAATCCCGGGGGCCGCTTCATTTTTCTTGTCACCGGCTCTCGGTCTCGATGGCCGACCTCAGGAACTGGCCGTGACCGTCGATCTGGTGCGACTGGGTACCGAACACCCGGTAGAACTTGCGCTCATCCTGCACAAACACCCAGTCGCCGGACGGTGGGGCGCCCGATACCGCGACCCCTTCGGCTAGGCGCCCGTTCTCCCGCCGCGTACGGTCGGCCGTGGTCCGGTAGACGATGAACTTCATGCCGGCCATCCCCTCTCCTGCGCTTCGGCCAGCTCCGCGAACAGCCGCCGCTCGACCTCGCACCGCTCCCGCACGAATCCGTGCCTGGTCGCCCGCCGCGGCCCCACACATGGCTGATGCTCCTGGTGGTGGACGCTGATGGCGCGGGCCAGTATGGCGGCCGGGCTCAGCGCGACCACTTCGCCTCCAGTAGTGACTGGTCGAGCGCGGAGATACCTATTAGTCGCGCCTTTACGCGACTAGTCCTGTACCGCCAGTCGCGTACGTACTCAGTTGCTGCGGCCCGGCATGGCCCGCACTGATCCTCGCCGAGCCGGTTATGCCGGTTGTATCCCGCGTAGGTGCCGCAGCGCGGATCGGGCGTGGGCGGCACGGCATCAGGATCGCTCATCGCGCACCCCGGCTTCCCATGGCGGCCCAGGCGACCGCTGCGTGCTGCATGAACGCGGCGCAGTCGTCGGCCATGGCCCGGGAATAGTCGAGGCAGTCGAGGATCAGCGGCGACAGGATCTCCTGCTCCATGGTGCTGGCCATCCGCTCGCCTGACCCCGGGGCGGGTGTTTCATGCGTTTCATGGGACTGTGCTGGGATCTCCCCAGCCACCATGCCCGCCCCGGGGGGCTCATCAAGCGCCGTGGGCGGCGTCGTGGAGGGCGCGGAGCCCCGGGGCCGCCGAGCGCCGTGGGCGGCGTCGTGGAGGGCGCGGAGTTCGGCTGGTGTCCAGTCTTCGGGTTCCAGCCCGCCCGGGGTGTCGGGGGCGGGCGGGCCGGAACCTTCGGCCGGGACGGGCGGCTGGGAAGACACATCCAGCAGCGGGGGGACACGGCCGGGGGGATCACCGCCCGTCCCGGGATCTAGGGGCCAGTAAGGATCATCATGTGCGGGCCAGCGTTCCTCGCGCGGGCCGTCGGCGCAGGCGCCGGAATTCCAGCCGCCCTCATTGAGCGGCGGCACTTGGTATCGCTGCCGCCACGCGTGTTCCTCATCGGGGATCATGGGCCCCATGGGCGGCCCGGCATCCGGGGAAGCGAACGCCGGGCCGCCCGCGTGGGTGCCCGTGTGCGGCTCCAGGAGCCGCCAGAAACCGGCGATGGCGAGGAGAGGCACCACGGCACCCCACCGCCACGCCCCGGGGCTCAGAAGCGCGATCAGGCACGCGATCGCAGTGCAGTAGACAGCCAGCCCCCACCGGATCATCAGTCCTCCCCTGTCCCGTAGCCCGCCTCGTGCAGCAAGGCCGTGAAGTCGTCCAGTCTCATGGTGACCGGCCATGAGGCGATCCGCTCGGGACCGTACCCATCCGGGCGGTACACAATGAATGCCCAGTGGGCGCCAGTAGCGTGCCGATGTTGCTTGAGCCATGTTGTGACACTGAAGTCACGGCGGGCCTTGACTTCGACCAGGAGGCCGGGCATCCCGGTAACGTCGGTTCCGTTGCGCCCGGCGCCGACCGGCTCCGCGTACGGCCACCCCTTCGCGGCGAACCACGCGGCGACAATCCGCTCGGTGTCGTGGCCGCGCTGCTTACGAGTCGGCATCAGAACGCCTCATCATCCTCTTCGGCCATGGAGATCATTTTTCGGCCAAGATCGGTGGCGGTTTGCTGACCTATGCGGATCGTGCGCTGTACAACAGGGACTCTGAGGTTCTCGCGGATTGTCACACCCAGGCAGACGAATCCTTGATCGTCGCGGTGCAGTGTAAGCGTTACCTGGTCGATTACGTCCCGCGGTGACTCTGCGCCAAAGGTCAGCATGACGGCACCCACTCCGCCGACCAGGGCACCCACTTGCGCAACTGGTGCACCAGCGTCTTCAGCCGCATCGCCTCGGGCCACTCGTCCCACACGTTCTTAGTCCTGGCTTTGGCCTGGTGCTTGACGAAGTCCGCTTCGGACATGAGCACCACCAGCGAGTAGCAGTCGGCGGTGAGCTGCGCGTAGGCATACCCGCCGATGATCTCGGCACTGCAGCGGGCCGGGTCGAGCCAGTCGGCCTCGTGCCGCGGTGGCACGTTGGCGCCGAGCATGGCGAACCGGTCACCCTCACGGACCAGCTGCGCGACCACGGGCGTGCGCCCGGCGCGGTAGATCAGCTCGATCTCGCCTTTGTAGTCGGTGATGCCGGTCACCTGGTCGCCGAACGGCACCAGGTGGTAGGTGCGGCCGGGTTCCAGCCCGAGCGACCCGCAGTCCAGGAACGCCTGCATGACGGACAGCTGGCCGGCCGGGCTAGTGAGCACCTTCCGCCACGCGTCGGCCTGCTTGCCGCCGAGCGCACCCTTGAGGAACGTCACGCACCAGCGTTCGTACCGTTCGGGGCCGAGGTGGGATGGGAGCAGCTTGGTGAATTCGGGCCGCATCTGCTCCAGCACGGGCTCCAGCGGCACCTGCCGGGCAACCGCCGCACTCACCGTCTCCTGGTCACTCATGGTCGCTCGCTTCCGTCCGGTTGATCCTGGTGAGCTTGTCCTGCACGCCGGGCGCGACCGTGTACCCTGCGCGCTTGCTGACGGTGCGGCGGATGACCGGCTCACCGCTGGCGGTGCCGACGCCAGCGTTGCCGAGCGCTTGCCGCACCAGGTTGTCGTACAGTCCCTTGTCGCGCTCAGCAGCCCGCAGAAGCGCCCGGGCACCCAGCCATGCCTCCGCCAGATCACCGCCTAGTTCGGCTTGCAGCGTGTCGTCATAGCCCGCGTAGACCTCTTGCAGGGCTTTGGTGGTGACGGTGAGGTGGTCGACGGGCGGCGGCTGGTCACCCTGCATCAGCCGGTAGAAACCAAGCCCAGCGCCGCGTAGCAGGTGAATGTCTAGACACGCCTGGCAGGTTTGCCCCTCCATCAGATCAGGATCATGGCCGGGATCATGCTGGATCGTGTAGGAGCGGTATTCGCCGGACGGCAGGAACACCACGGCCACATGCCCGGTGGGCACGCCGAGGGTGTCCATCTGCCAGAGCACTTGAGCCCGCACATAGGCAGGCACCTGGCCGTCATCCCATCCGTCGCGGGTGGCTGAGGTTTTGCACTCCAGCACAGCGACTGGGTATTGCTCGGTCGCTGGGCCTAGCCCGCTGAGCAGGTGCTTAGGGCGCCTGCCCATGATGACGTAATCAGGTGTGGCCATCTGCCAGGGCCGTTCATCGTTCCGCCAAAGCTGCCCTGCGAAACTCACGTCACGCTCAGTATCTTCCTGCCACTGTTCGGCGATGCTTGACTCCAGCCAGGAACCGAGCCGCATCCGGTCGGTCTGCTCTTGCTCGGGTAGCAGGCCCTTCTTCCGGTGCCACAGCGCCCACGGCGAATCCCACGTGACAAGTCCCATGATCACGGGCAGGTCCGATGCGGTGACCCCGGTACGGCGCAGTTCCAGCCATTCCGGGGCATCAGGCGAACAGAGCAGTTTAGGCATGG